GCACGGCGACAAACACAGACATAGGCACTGTCACAAACACATCGGCGGTACTGCACATTGGTGTTGCAGCCAACGGTTCGTCCGTACCTTGGGGCGGTTCGTTAAGCCTACTGAGGTTTATGGCAAGCAGCGTATACGTTTCCGAATCTTACATGCTTCGCATGTACAGGGACGAGCTTCCTCTTTATTCGGCTAACGCTAAGTGCCTTCTGCAATCAGGAAGCACGGATATTGTCTTAGACGCTGCTGTTGATCCTCTGACGGGCAAGTTCATTGTCACTCAAACGGACAGCCAAGAAATCTTTAACGGGCTTGCCATAGAGACTGAACGAACGGTGGCAACTGGTGGTTCCACTTTCGAACACGGATTGCTGTGGGGTGATGCGGTAGCCGAGATCAACAACGCTAACCTGTTCGCTTCCACTCCGGCCACTGACCAGCGGCAAGTCAACGAGATGGTCCGATCTCTGTCGGCTGATATTCCGGGGGGTCTCGATCTCAGTAAGGCGGCGGCTTGGGCGGTTGTAGACGGGACTGGAACTCTCTCAATCAAAGCGTCTTACAATATTGAGTCTGTATCGACCTCTGGCACAGGCTTTTATAAATATACCTTTAAAATTCCTTTTGTGGCGTCAGGAGCCGCAACCCCCGGTTATGTGGTTATACCGGGTGGGGAGCAGTTTTCCAGGATGTTACTCGCATCGCGTCTTTCCTGCACGGCTGAGCATGAAGGCGCAGACGGCACAAATACCAACGACAACATGGCAATGATTGCTTGTTTTGGAGAACTAGAAAATGGATAAACGCATCGTCACTCCCGATGGGGAAGTCATTAATTCTCTCAACCCCGCTGCCACCGTTGCCAAGTTGATGGAAGCAGCCGCAACCCCAGCCGTCTTTGACGCTGATACGGGTCAAGAGACGCAAGCCAAAAGCTATCCGGCTGTTGATACGGTCTACGAAGAGGTAGACCTCGATGACGAAGAGTTCGATGGCCTCCGCGCTCACAAGTGGTTGAAGTCTCGTTATGACTCAGACGAGTGGGTGGCGCTTCGAGCAAAACGTGATCGATTGCTCGCTGCTTGCGACTGGGTTGTCGTGAAGGCTCAAGAGGCTGGTGAGGATGTACCGGCAGCGTGGGTGACGTACCGGACCGCATTGAGAAATCTTCCGGCGGCTACGTCTGATGCGAGCGACCCAACGTGGCCTGACGCGCCGTGATTTGAGATGCCTCTTTTTTCATTAAAATTTCGCCCTGGTATAAATAAAGACCAGACCGACTACACCAACGAAGGCGGTTGGTCTGACTCGGACAAAATCCGGTTTAACAACGGACTTCCGGAAGTTATTGGGGGTTGGGAGAAAAAAGGCCCTAATACATTTTTAGGCTCGTGCCGGTCTCTTCACCCGTGGGTGGCCCTAGACGGCAATAAGTACATTTCCGTAGGGACCAACATTAAATACTACATTGATGAAGGTGATGGGTTTTACGACATTACTCCAATAAGGAGTACAACGTCTGCCGGGGACGTAACCTTTTCTGCGACAAGCGGACAGTCAACGGTAACCGTTACTGACTCAAACCACGGGGCGGGTGTGGGGGACTTCGTTACATTCAGCGGTGCGGCAACCCTTGGGGGCACTATAACGGCTGCGCGGCTCAACCAAGAGTACAACGTAATTTCCGTTGTTAACGTCAACTCATACACTATTTCAGTCCGTGAAGTATCGACAATAGCATCCATCACGGTTAACGGAGCGCTAGACCCAACGCTTGTCGCTGCAAACGGATCTGACACCGGAACCGGAGGCGGATCAACAGTTGGCACTTATCAAATTGACATCGGCCTTGACACCACCGTATCGGGTACTGGTTGGGGTGCCGGGTCTTGGGGCAGAGGGACTTGGGGCTCTGCGGCGTCCAGTTTAGCCATCGGTGACATCCTTCGTCTTTGGTCGGAAGACACTTGGGGTGAAGACCTTGTATTTAATGTTAGAGATGGTCCGGTCTATTACTGGGACACAAGCGCGGGAACGGCTACTCGCGGAGTACTGCTAGGCTCGCTAGGGGGGGCAAGCGGCGCTCCTACTATTAGCCGCAAAATAATTGTAAGCAACCAGCAACGACAAATTATTAGTTTTGGCACCAACGAAATTGGCTCAAGCGACCGAGACCCCATGCTTGTCCGCTATAGTGATTTTGAGTCAGCAGTTGACTGGACTCCAACGCTAGAAAATAGCGCCGGAAGGCAGGTTCTTTCGAACGGTTCTTCAATAATTACCGCGTTTGAAACTCAAAAAGAAATACTGCTTTGGACTGACAGTTGCGTTTACTCGATGCAATTTGTTGGCGGCGATCTTGTCTATAGGTTTGAGGTTGCAAGCATTGGTCCCAGCATAATCGGCCCTAACGCTGCTGTGTCCGCTGACAATGCCGTGTTTTGGATGGATACAGAAGAGTTTTATGCATACACCGGTCGCGTTCAAGCCATCCCATGCACTGTCAAGGATTACGTTTTTGAGGACATAAACCTAGCTCAGGCTGAAAAAGTTGTTGCTGGGTTTAACAAAAACCACAACGAGATTACTTGGTTCTATCCGAGTGCGGACAGTGACGATATCAACAGGTACGTAACTTACGACTTTAGCCAGCAGATCTGGACAATCGGTACTTTCGACAGGACGGCGTGGATTGAAAGCGGTCTTTACTCTTATCCGATAGCGGCGGGGACCGATCACCGTCTTTATTATCACGAGTTTGGTTATTCGAATGACGGCGCTGCAATCGCGGCTCACGTTGAAAGCAGCGACATCGATACGACTGACGGTCAACAGTTCGTTTTCTTTAAAAGGCTTATCCCCGATATTACTTTTATAGGGACAGCTAGCGGGCCGACTGCAACCTATACCATCAAGGGAAGAAATGCTCCCGGCGATACTTTGTCAACGAAGGCAACTGCAAGTATTGGGGCGACCAGCGGTCAACAAAACATTCGTGGCAGAGCGCGGCAAGTTGCTTTGAGGGTCGAGTCAAACACGCTTAACGTGGCTTGGCGGTTAGGGACTAACAGGCTGGACATTCAACAGGATGGTCAAAGATGAGCAAGTTAGATCAAGTTTTAACTAAGTCTCGCCTTCCGTCCGCACCAGAATTTTATGACGTTAATACATTTTCGTCCTTAATAAATTCTTTGGAGTTGATCCTTGGAAGCATTAAGACGCCCCAGGAAATAAGGAATCAGGCTGAAGCTCAGTCTTGGTTTATCGGGTAGGGGAGTGATAACTTTTAGGGGCGAACGATTTTCTGGCTATAACAAGCCAAAAAGAACTCCTGGGAAGCCAAAAAAGTTTGCTGTTGCAGCGCGGAATAAAGCTGGAAAAGAAAAACTTGTTAGGTTTGGCGACCCTAATATGACGATAAAAAAGAACATTCCCGCTAGACGCAAGTCTTTCAGGGCGAGGCACAAGTGCGACACCGCAAAAGACATCCTGACGCCCCGATATTGGTCTTGTAAAAAATGGTAAGGCTTGATGGCAAATACTTACAGAAATAGCTTTGCTAGCCTTACCGCTACGGGCTCCGCTACGGTCTACACGGTCCCCGCTGTGACAAGCGCTGTGGTCAAGTCCGTGCGCGTCACTAACGTGACCACAGGAACTGCTGCAACTATTACCATGCAGGTAACAGATAGTAGCGCCTCAGCAACCTATAATTTCTTAAATAACGTAAGTATTGGGGCTGGCATCTCCCAGGAGATGCTGGGCCAGAACGCTGCAAGTACAGCGGACGGGCAGTCGATTATTGTGCTTGAGGAGGCGGACGCTTTAAAAGTTACTCCTTCTGCTGCAAATGTTTTCCATGTTACTATGGCCGCACTTGAGGTTACCTAACCATGACTCCAATTCAAAGTTTAGCCGACAACCTAGCGGCTCTTGGTAGATACGAAGACACCTACATGATCCACGCCGCACAAGGCGAGACTGTGGTTCCGGGGGATGTCTTGGACGCCAATCCTATTCTCAAGGGTGCCCTGTTTGCCCAGATGAAGGCTATGGGTATTGACGAGCCAAGCAGATATGTGGTCGGCAGCAACCTAAATAGCATTAACCCAATTACGGGCCAGCCTGAGTTCTTTTTCAAGAAGATTAAGCGTTTAGTTAAGAAGATAGCAGCGCCTGTGGGCGGCGCTATTGGCTTTATGATCGGAGGCCCAACGGGTGCGGCTATTGGGTCTGGTCTTGGCTCTTTAGTTGGAGGTGGCACCCCCCAACAGGCGTTAACTGCGGCGGCGCTTGGAGGCGTTGCGGGCTACGGAGCCGGAGTGGCTTTCCCTGGTCTGCAAGCCGGTATGCAGAGC